CTTGAAAACCGTCGACTGTAACAGGTCCATGAGTTCGAATCCCATCGCCTCCGCCATCTTATGTACGACAAAGCCCTGATTATTCAGGGCTTTGTCGTTTCTGGGGTTTGAGATTCCTGCGGCAGTTTTCATGGCGTTACAAAACTTTTTGCAACGCGTTACAAAACTTTCCCCTCTCCGGCGTCCTGCCGATCGTTAAAACACTCTTCATGTAACACGGTGCTACGCTGATTCTTTAGCTGCCAAGGAATCCAAAATGCCTAACTCAGACCTGCTTCCTTCCCTGCTCTACAAAATCAACGAAAACCAGCTGGCCCTTGAGGCGGCCATCATGGAATTGACGAATTGGGTGGAGCAGCGCGGATCCGCCGATGTGGCCGAGAACGTTCGTGGTGCCCTGTGGGCGATTGATAGGAACGAAGAGTTCATCAAGTTGACCTTGGCGATGCTGATGGCACCCGACTGACGACTCAATGATCACTTCTAGCGCCCACATTCCAAGCCCTGAAACTGTATATAACCACAGCCCCTATAGTGAATTCGTTCCGTGAATTTCGACCAAACCAAATCCCTCAAACTCTGACGATGGCGCTATCCCTGACGACCGCGACTTCGGCTGCCGCCCGTAGGGCCGTCTTCCCAAAATATCTGCGGTGCTGCATATTGAAGAACTGATGGATCAATCTGAGAAATTCCACACGTACGAGACTGTGAAATTTAAGATGCTAAAACCTCGGAGGGCTAGCAGCATAGCCTTTGAAAAAAACCGTAGCGACAGTGTTTTTTTCCCCAAAGGAACGTGAAATATTAGCCAAGCGGGCATACCAAAAAAAATTCAGAAGACATAAAATCCCCACATCAGAACGTACCTATTGAAATGGACTTCCATGATTAACAGTATAAAAGTTGCTCACATTTCCGAAACACAGCGCATTTGGTTCGTTAGAGCGTCATCTGGCACCTATGCTCGCCACTTCAGAGCCGGGAAGGTAATTGCGACCGATCATCTCTCTGAAATTTTTGAAGAAAATAAACTAACGGTTCTCCCTACCCCTGAACAAATTCGAAGCGCAGCGCTTGGCAACGATAAATTTTCCGAGTTTCGATACAATGAAAAAGAAAAAAAAGACATAAAGGTCTTAAATCACTCAGGTGCGATATTATTATCTGCAATTAACAAATTCACGTCAGAGATTAATGCCGGCGATTTAATAATCACAAAAACAGAGACAGGCGATTACATGTTTGGAGTATGCTCTTCAGGCGAAGCATACTTCAGTAACGATCCGGTAAAGCTAAAGGAGGGAGAGACTGCAGACGCCACCTCTTATGACCGAATCAAAATGAATTACACCTTAAGAAAAAATGTAAAGTGGGGGCCAACTGTAAAAGGCAGCGAAGTTCCTAACAGCGTCAAAAACTCACTCGCACGAAACACACTAACAGAGCTTTCAGAATTAAAAGAGGTAATCTACCATCTAATCTACCCATTCTTCACAGACGGAAAAACCCTATACTTCTCCAATAAAATACGCAGCACCCAAGACATAAACTCTGCGGTAATTGGCAAGCTATTTCAGAACATCTCCTTAGTCAGCCCTATAATTCAAGCCATTTTAGACGGCAAAGAATTTGACCCTGAAAAACTCATAAAGCAGGTTGAGCGTAGTATTTTCTCCAACGAAATACTTTCGACATCAAAAGCAGACTTTGCTTCTCCTGGTGATACTTGGTCAAAAATCCCTCTCATAGGCTCGGCTGATTTAAGCGCAAAATTAGTTGCTGGAGTAATTGCATGCCTCCTTATCACTGGCATCGCTGACTTAGAAACTGAGTTATCTACTTTTGGCTCAACGGCACAATCGACTGCAACACAAACCAACAAGCCGAGTGACCTCCCACAGATTTTCAAAGATAAATTCCAAGAGCCTATACCTTCATCAATGATTGACGCCATCAAAGAAAACGTACTTAAAAACAAAGAAGAGATAGCGCAGCTTAGTGATAGTGCTTACGTGGGTGCAATTAACAACTCGCTGGGACTTGAGATTGCCCAACCAAACACAACAAATTTAGAGAACTTTGAATACGGCATGCGAGTCCATAAGATTGGAGGCAATTGATGAAGGTCACAGAGCCTGTCAGCTTAGCGCTTCTCCTTACCGCGAGCGCTTACTCTTCAGGCATAAGCCAAAACAATGCCTTCTTGAGGGAGTTCAATCTTAGCGCAGAATTCAGTCAACCACCTGTTGAGAAGACGCTTTATGATGGCGGTATTATTCTCTACGAGTTAGTTTATAGTTACGCGCACTCCGCTGCGACTTTTATTGCGGGCCACCCAACATCCATACTGGCAACCCTGCTCGTTATAGCCATTTTGCTACATGTAACCTCGAAAAATTCAATCGGAAAGTTTGTCACGTTTTTCACTGACACCCTCAGTACCTGCGGAAGCCTCCTAATAGTTTTTGCCTTGGTATTCCTTAGTATTGAGTCCTTTGAACGGGGGCAGACAGATGGAAAGCGTCTTGCAGATATATTCATGAGGAACTGCTACGAAATCAAGATCACTTCTGAAAAGCAAACTTCGTCAGGGTGCGCATTCAGAAAAGACAAAGACTCTATTTGGTATTATACAAGTAAAGATTTCCAAATCTTCTCCGAACCGCTATCTGACAAACTAAAGATTGAATACGTCAAACCAACAGTCCGTTCAAAAGAGTACAAACCCACAACCCCAAGTCTTTAGACCAACATTTACCACTGTCAAATTTGGCGCCTCGCCGAACATTAAAAAATATGGCGCTTAGCGAATTCCCCAAGCGCCTTTTTTTTTCTTTAGACACGGGCCAACTGGAAAGAGAAACATTCCGGGGTAAAAAACAACTTACAAATTGCGCACATGATATTTAGGACTCTGAATTTTTCGAGCAATGATCATTGTACGAGTATTTTTACATACGACTGGCACGCTTGTAGCGCGATCAGCCCCCTGTCACCCGAATCGGTGATGCTGATAATTCGCCGAGCATGCGCTGGGTCAAGTTCGGCTCTTGTGGGGCCATGAACCACGCCGCCGGTGGCGGTGGCGGCTGACACCGATCCGATGCCGGCGCCGGTGGTGGCGTCGAGTAGGACTGACAGGCGCAGATCAGCAGTGGCAAGGCGGTCGCGCAGGCGACCTTGATCACGTTGGACATCGCTCAAGGCTCGAAAATGGGTTTGTTCACTGGTTGCCAGGCGCTGCTCGAGCGCAAGGCGTTTGTCTTGTTCGGCACGCTGCTGCGCAACCGTGGCCAGAGCCAACTGGTTGAGGGTTTCGGTGTGGAGTCGGGCCTGCTCTGCGAGCTGTTTGCCGTAGCGCCAGTCCTGTAATTGCCAAGCGATGGCTGCGGAAGCACCGGCTAAAACGGCCAGCAGCACACCTTTGGCCACCAGTCGATACGGTGTCGGGATCAGTTCGCCGAGACGCATAACACCGCCCTCGCCCGCCCCCACAACTCCAGCCGGTCCTGCAGGCCATTGAGGCCGCCATTGATCCTGCGGGTGATAGTGTTGAATTCGTTTTGATCGGCCAGCGCGTTCAGCCCATTCACAGACCAGAACCATGCGGCCGATTCGGCGGCCCACTGCGGCAGCTCCAGCAGTTCAGGCGTACGCAGCAATCGCTCGTCGCCAAACAGCGCCAAGCTACAGCGCAGGTAATTGTCGTGGCCGGTGACCTGGATCAGGCCGCGACCGCGATAGCGCTGGCCATCACCATCTGCTGCCGGCGTGTTGCCCAGTTTTGCAGCCAGGCTGCCGGTGTCGTATTTGCTCAGGTATTGGTCGCCGCCCAGTTCCCGGACGTATTGCAGCTGGCCCGACTCATGGCCGACTTGCGCCAGGAACGCGGCTTGGCGTTTCGGCGTGTTGATCTGTCGATGGGCCATGGCTGCGTTGAGGGCGGAAACAAAAACGCCCGCTTGGCGGCGGGCGTTGGGCATGATGCTTTGCAGCTGTTGTTCAGTGATGGACATACAAACTCCTGACGTAAAAAAACCGCACTAAGGCGGCGATGGGATGCGGCTATTGCTTCTCGATGTTCACAACCTTGAGCGGTGGTTTCTGCCCTTTCTTTTTCTTGCCCTTGGATTTACCGGCTTTGCCGGCATTGCATTCGACCGTGGTGGACCATCCGGACTGGGTGAATACCTGCTCAACAGAATCCGCCAGGTATTCGCCATCAAGCCCGACCTTGAAACCCTGAGCGATGATGGGACGCTCGGCGAAGATGTCCGTCCGGCCGGGCATCTCAAGCCGCACGTCAGCGGTCGAGCGGTTGAACGCCGATAGACGTGCCTTTGCCGCCGCTTCAGCAGCGCCTTTGTCTGGATAGATATGACGGTCGGTATGCACTGCCGGCAGGCCGTCCGGAGCGTCATCATTGTCGATGGTAACCACCGCAAGTTTGCCGTTCTTTTTGTCCTGATGCTTGGTGGCCACCGCCTTGTGTGAGTTGCGATCGCCTAGGCTGAATTGCCAGCGGCTGAGGTCGCGACGGGTCAGGGTTACAGCGCCAAACGCCTTACCGCTGGCCGTCTGGCCACCTTGGCGCGGCATCACCAACAGCTTGCCGTCGGCGACCTTGGCCGTGCAGTCGTACTGCTTTGCCAGCCGGGTGATGAAATTAAAATCGGACTCGTTGAGCTGGTCGACGCGGGCGACCTTGGTCGACACCGGGCACACCGGCTGCCAGCCATTGCGCGCGGCGACGTCAGCCACGATCTTGGACAGCGGCACGTCTTCCCAGCTTCCGCTACGGATGGTCTTGCCGCTGCCACGTACGTCGCTGGCCTTGCCCTTGATCACGATGGTGTCCGGCGGACCTGACACCTCAATCGTGTCCACGGTGTAGCTGCCCATGCGCGCCAAGCTCGTTTCGGCGTAACCCAGGTAGATCTCGATTGAGCTGCCACGCCGTGGCAATTGCACTTGCCCATCACGGTCGTCGATACGCAACTCAAACTCGTCGGACTCCATGCCCGGCTTGTCAGAGGTACGCAGCAACAACAGCCGATCATTGATCTTGGCCGTGACATCGGCGCCATCGGCGACAATGCGAAACATCGGAGTCATGAATTTTTCCCAATAAAAAACCCGCACAGGGCGGGTCAGAAAAACAAGGTGCCGTTACGCGTAACGCGACGCGGCGCCGGCGAAGGCCTCTCCCCGGGTCAATCCCACAGGCTGACGCCTTCATTGGTCGGGCTGGGCAGATCCGGCAGGACGATAATCACCCCCAACCGGAACGGCTGAGGCTCATCGGCCAGTCCCTGATTGGCATCGAGCACGGCCTCAACGCTGCCATTGAGATGGCCGTAAACGTTGTTGCAAATGACATCGAGCATGTCGCCATCAGACGTCCTGCATGTCGTCGCCATAACGCTCAAACTCCAAAGTGAACCCCTGTTTGCGAGCAATCCCGCCGTGCAGCAGTGCGGACTGTTCCTCGTTGATGTTTTTCAGGCACCACGTCCCGATCACCTCGCCATAGCCCGTGGTCAGCGTCAGCGGTTGCTGCCTGGCCCCGATGGAACGCAGCGTGTCGAGCTGCTTTAAACCGCCTTTGAAGCCCGGATAGATGGTGCCCTTGAGCGTCAACTTTTCATCGCCCATACCGATGGCCTGCTTCGCCGGGCGGCGCGTCAGCCGCTCCTGCGAAGCCCAGCGGAATTCGGTCGAACGGCTCAGCTCGTCGAACGCTGCCGTGTCCAGGTTGAAGTAATACGGCTCAATCTTCGGATCGCGCGGCTGAATGATCATCAGATGCGGGAACGGCTTCACCGCCTCCGGCGCCGGCGTGGCCTCCACGGCAAAGGAACTGGTGGGCA